AAAGTCAAATTCATTTATACGAAGAGTTCTGAACGTATTAAAATATGGGATTACATTTTCATTGATTTGTCTATTATCTGACAAATTATCACATAAAAACTCCAATGTATAATACAAATAATATGGAGTTGGTTGGATATCACGAATCCATTGGTCACTTGCATGTGAAAAAATCATACGAGCATAGGTGGATTGAGTTCTATTAACGTTATTTTGTTCTTTACGTTCAAAACGAAGTCCAGCAATAGGTACAGGCATTGGGCGAGTGGCTGCATTTGCATTAGACCACCAATTAGCAAAATTGGAACTTTGGTGAATTACAATAGGGACACGAACAGTTTTTGAGAAATCTGTTCGTTCGACATTAGTGTATTTATTCACTTTGAGATTGTTAAACATGTCAAGGAGTGCAATCTCAACTTTTTCCTGAGTTCTCACGTAATAAAATGGGACCATCTGTGCCTTCCGTGTTCTTTACTTTAGTTTATAATATGCAATATTAGGTAATTTAATAATTAATTATTGACTAATTTTATTAAGAATCTATATTAGCTGTAATAGCATTGATTGATATAATTAATAAGGTTTTATTAGATGGTTAAGTGTAATATATGCGGTAATGAATATAAATCTATTGGTTCTTTAGCTATACACGTTAAGGCTAGTCACGGAATTACATCTGAGGAATATTATTGTAATCATATGGGTAATAAAAAAAAGATATGCTCCTGTGGTGAACCTACTAAATACAGAAATATGAATCAGGGATATAATAATCACTGTAGTTCTAAATGTGCATATCATGATAAAGAGGTTAAAAAGAAGAGAGAATCTACAAATTTAGATAGATTTGGTGTAAAAAATGCGGTAGCGTCTTCTATTGTTCAAGATAAAGTTAAACAATCTTTAATAAAAAAATATGGAGTAGATAGCCCAGCAAAAATTGATGGACACGGTGAACGATATAAAAATAATTTTATGAAAAAGCATGGAGTAGAAAATCCTATGCATTTAGACGAAGTAAAAAATAAAATTATAGACACCAATATTAAACGGTATGGAGTACCCCATGCAATTCAAAATTTAGAAATATTTGATAAGGCCAGAAAAACTACTAATGAAAGATTAGGCGTTGATTACCCTGCTCAGAATAATAAATGTCAAGAAAAACGTAAATCTACATCATATTTAAAATATGGATTTGATTGTCCTAGTAAATCCGAAGAAGTGAAAGAAAAAACTAAAGATACAAATCTAAGTAAGTATGGAGTTGAATATCCAATTCAAAATAACGAAATATTCAAAAAAGCACGGAAAAGCACATTAAATAATTTTGGTGTAGAGTATCCCTCTCAGAACCCTGAAATTATAAAAAAACGTAAATATAATAATTTAAGCAAGTATGGAGTTGAGCATTCATTCCAGAGAGAAGATATCAAACAAAAAATTAAAAATACTTTTATTAAACTATATGGTGTTGACAATCCATCTAAATTAGATGAAACTAAAGAAAAAGTTAGAAACACTAATCTAGAAAAATATGGACTTCCTTATTTATTTTTAACAGATAGTGCAATTAAAAATCGCAAAAGTAATTCAATAAGTCGCATGAACTTAAAATACGCAGATAAGTTAAAAGAACATAACTGTGAATTTATAAGTAACTTAACCGGTGATATGTATTCATATAAATGTCATACATGTGATGAATTAATGCAAGAGCAATGGCAATTTATAGTTACATCAAGATTTAATAATAATCAGACACCTTGTACCGAGTGTATCCCAAAGAAGAAGCAGTTTTCATTTAAAGAAAAGGAAGTTTCTGAATTTATAAAATCAATTTATCATGGGGATGTAATTGAGAATACAAGAGATATTATATATCCTCAAGAGATTGATGTGTTCATCCCTGATATGAATATAGGTTTTGAGTTTAACGGTCTTTATTATCATAATGAACTACATAAACCAAATACATATCACTTAGATAAGACTGAATTATGTGAATCCAAGGGAATTCAATTAATTCATATATATGAAGATGATTGGGTAAATAAAAAATCAATAGTAAAATCTAGAATTAAATCACTATTAGGTAAATCAGATAGAATATATGCCCGTAAATGTTCAATTAAAGAAATAAAAAATAAAGTATCGGCTGATTTTATGGATTGCAATCACATACAAGGTACATGTCCTTCTAAATATCGATATGGTCTATACTATAATGATGAGTTATTATCTGTTATGACATTTGGTAATTCTCGATTTGAAAAGGGTAAAATTGAATTACTTAGATTTTGTAATAAAGCTGGATACGTAATTGTAGGAGGTGCAAGTAAGTTATTTAAGAATTTTATAAAAAATAATCAATTTACCGAAATAGTATCTTATGCTGATAGAAGTTGGTCAATTGGTTCGCTTTATTTAACTCTTGGGTTTAAATATAATTCTAAAACTAGTCCTAATTATCATTATTTGGTCAATTCAATTAGAGAAAATAGAATTAGATATCAAAAGCATAAATTAGTTAAACAGGGCTTTGATAAAAATAAAACCGAGAAAGAAATTATGTTTGATAGAGACATATATAGAATATATGACTCAGGTAACTTAAAGTTTATTTACACCAAATAACTTACCATTGACCAAATTTATCACCACATGGATACCAATTAGGGTGACATGAAACATCTTCGACTTCAGGTGGTACTTCAATTGGGTGAAATAGAACATCTTTCTTGAGTTCATTCACCACACAAGATACATCGAATGGCCATGTAGGCACTGAATCAGCACCACCGCCAGTACCACCTACCACGTCTCCTCCATTACCGTCTTCTCCACTACCGGACCCACCGCTATTACTGCCATCACCAATTTGACCGGCTTGTGTACCAAGTAAGTTATTGATAAATCCTTCTTGTTCTGGGTCATTAAGAACCTCATCTGATACACTTCTACCATCATCAACGGCAGCTCTAAGAAATAATTTCCACCAGTATTTCCGCCATCTATGCTGATACTCAGGAGCCGCATCTTTCACTGACTCTATTTCATATAAAGTATTAAAAGCTTCAAGCTTCATCATATCACCAGCTTTTGGTGCAATTTGTTGGAATGAATATCCATGATATCGGAATGATTCATATCCTCGTTGCCACCATACCGGATTATGTTCACTTGTTGGGCATGCAGGCTCAATTCCAATTTTTCTCAAATTAGCATAATTTAATTCTAGAAAAAGTGCCATATGTAAATGCACTTCAAATTCATCTAAATGTTGAATACCAAATCTGTTATAGATTTCATTTTCTGGTTGGAATGATACAATTAAAGGAACATCGAAGTATCTTTCGATTTCTCTGTTATTATCTTCATGATATAGAGGGTCACTTGAATAAGGCTCATAACTCGACGTATAATATTTTACGAACGTCCCCTCTCTAATTACAAAGTTACGAGATACTCTTTGGTATCTTTCTTGGTCACGGAATCCATTGTGTCTTTTGAAGTGTGAAGAAATTCCCGTATTGTATTGATAGGACCAATCAGGTTCATTTATTTGTTTCTTTTCACTTCGAGTGACCATTCCGTCGGTAGTGTCGGTCCAATAAGCCGCTGAAACATTGGCCTGAAGGCTAATATTAGGCAGTCGCTTGCAGATATCTCGGACATCCCACCCCACTGATAAGTTAATAGTTGGCATATGCTTCTTGACTTTTTTCGTATTTTAATAATAGTTTATATAGAATGGATGTAGAAGTAGTTTGGAAGTAAGGACAAAATCAAATATTTTAGTGTTATAGGATAAAATATTAAGTATAAACTATAAGTATTAAAAAAGAGAAGTTTTAGCATGGGCACAACAAATCGTAAATACACGCATATTAACTTTGACCAAATCGTTTCTGACCTTAAGCAAATACTTATTGCTAAAGAAGGTCCGCTTGCAGATTTAGGTGAATCAAGTTTTGGTACAACACTAATTGAGTTGTTCGCCGCTAACGCTGATTTAATCGCTGGGTGGACTGAAGCAGCTTTTAATGATAGTTACCTTGAAAGCGCCACAGGTACAAGTTCAATATATGTAGGGGCTAGAAGCCTCGGTTATAGCATCCGTAGACCACTTCCAGCAAAAGCAGGATTTGGTATTTCACTTCAGCGAACTGGAGTATATTCAGATGTAAAGGTCAGTATCCCATCGGGAACTGAATTTCAAGTCGATGGACAGATATTGACTGCTCTTGATGATATGGAATTTTTATATAAACGAAATGATACGGCATTCCAAGATGGTGTTATGAAACTTATCAGTGGTAGGGCCATACTAGCACAAGGTAGCGTAACCACTCAAACATTTTATAGTAATGGTACTCAAAATCAAGAGTTTTTACTAAATGATGTATTTGCATCAAACTGGTTCGGTGAGGATGACCCTAATTATAATGGAATTAATACTCAAGAACAGTTAGAAACTAGATTTACTGTAATAAGTAGTGATGCTTCATTGACTGAAAATATTGAAGGAGCCAATGGATTTGAAGATAAAATATTTTGGAGACTTTCTCGTAGAGGTTTTCAGGACCCAGCCAATGAAACTAATGTCAATGATATTGAAAATTTTCAAGAAAGTGATAATATAACAACTAACTATACTGCATTACTGACTACTGCAAATGATGGTCGTATGCGCATTGAGTTTAGTGATGGTATCATATCAGCAATTCCTTTTGGTAAAATTGAAGTTAAGTTTTACACAACTCAAGGTGAGTCGGGTAATAGATTAAATATTGCAGGGACTACTCTTGATACCGAATCATCAGGTATTTTAATAACTCAAGGTGATGGTTCCGAAAGTGACTTAATTATCGCTGACCTGAATCTTGCACTGACAACTGATATTACCGGTGGATTAGGTATTGAAAGTAATGAGTCTATTAAGGCTAATGCAGGCTCAATTTATAATTCACTTGACTCACTAGGTGATAGACCTAGTTATATTACATTTTTAAAACGCTATTCTGATATCGTATATGCAAATGCTTATGGTGAAGATATTCTTAATAGAAACAATCCGAATGGATTACCTAATGTTAAATACAGTAATATAGTTAGATTCACTGGATTAAAAGACCTATATAGACAACGCGGTACTAAGTTCTACCCAACTGACCCATTTGAATATTATATTCAAGGGTATAAAGTAAATGGATTAACTTACTTATGGCAATACGATTATAATGAATTGGACGGAGAGGTTGCCGTATCAAATTCAAATGACGTAAGAGCTCAGATTCAAGCACATATGGAAGCTGATAATTTAATAATATCAAAGCCATCGGGAGTTGACATTGATAATATAACAATACCTGATTTCATTCAACAATATCTAGCAATAGGCTCATCTCTTTCGTTAATCCCAACAAGTGTATTTAATGCTAATCTAACACCATTAGATTTTGCGGTACAGGGCTCAGAATTGGAAATAATTCTAGAAGCATTAAATCGTAGGGGATATATTACTTTAGGTAGCGGTCAACATGGATATGAACCTCCTATCGTACATGATATGACAGTTAAGATGGATGTAATACTATTTGAAGGTGCTAATTTTAGTAACATAAAAAATCGCATTAGAAATGCTCTTTATAGTTATTTTAAAGAAACTACAAATTTTAATAAAATATTATATCGCTCAAAAATCGAAGCGATTGTTCAGAACTTTACAGAAGTTGCTGGTGTTAATTTATTCTTTCAATCAATTCAAAATGATTTTGAAAGTTTAGACCTTACTAGCCTAACATGGATGGGTGATGATACATCACAGTATATCAATCAAACTGGGATGGACTTTACTGGCTTCAGCGTTGGACTGACATATAATTATTTCTATAAAGACCCTAATGGTAATAGACATGAAGAGCCTGATGAATCGGTAATATTTAATGTAGGTAGTCAGAGTGAGATTCAGTCACGTATCGTTAAATATTACCGAAGTTATATTGGTGGTAGTAGGAGAGTAGATGGTACACAACCACCTAGAGTTGACTTGACCGAAGATGATATCAATAAATTTACTTCATATATCTGGGCTCAGATGTTGAATGATGTTTATATGCCTCTATTTACACTTTATCAAAGTACTTTATCTAGTGGTGACGTACTTAAAGCAAATTCATATTATAACGTACTTGAATCTATTAAAGGTTGGTACTTCAATGATGGAAGGTTGTCATTTAAAGATACTGAACAGATAACAAGTTTACGAGAAACTGATGATGCTATCGCGATGTTTAATTATTTCGTTTATGCACTTGAGTATATAAAAATGGTTCGTAATATATTGAATCCGATTGTTACTCAAAATCTTATTGATGATAATAATAATATCTCTCAATACACAAACCAGAACGAAATAGTTCAGTTCAGAATCGGTAATGATGACATTACATTGAACACAGGAAGATAATCCATGGCCATTAACCCGATTATACACAACGATGGTGGAGTAAATAGGTTTTTAGACTATCTGTCTACTGTCCCAGAATTCCTAAAAGTTGAAGATGACGTAGTGTCAATGCTTCAACTATTTTCGGATTACATCAATAATGCATATCGCAATACTACTATTGTTGATAAGTTTAGTTTCAAATTAATAGCAACTGATAATAATGTAGTTGCTGTTCAAAATGAAATGAGTCGACTAGTTAATCTATTTAGACAGACCGAATCCAGAGGGTTAAAAATGCTTTATATAAGCAAGCCTCAGGGAAATCCACGCGCCGGTACAGAGGGACCTAATCCATTAGACCCTAATTGGCCATTATATAGAGAACGAATTCAATATAATGGGACTATTGATGCATTAGGTGTGACTGTAATGACAATTCCTAATCCGGAGGATGGTGATAAGTTTTTTATAGAATTTACTCGCGGTGGTCAAGAATCTAATACAGGTGTATATGTATTTAATCAAGTAAGAAATGTATTACAGCTCGACCCCATGGGAGCGAGTCAAGACCCATTTAATTCTACGGTAAATACACCATCATTTACGAACGTTGGACTAGCACCTAGAATGTTAGAATTCAGTATAGCCGATACAACTAATGTAAAAGCTCGTAGAGCAGCCAGAGAAGGTACTATAACATATTATGAGGTATTCTTTGAAGCAACTATATACAATATCGAAGATGTTTCTAGTATACTAACCAAAACAATAAATAACAATGGAACTAACAATCAAGATTTTAATTACGTCATTGATTATTATGATGTACTGGATAATATTCCATCTTCTTACTCATTCAAATTTGATATAGAATTTGGTGATGCGTGTAAAACTATGAATTGGGGATATAGTGAAATTACCCAAGAATATAGTACTCCGGGATTATCATTATTTTACGCTAGAGATTTAACTGATATTGACCCTGCAACTACTTTAATTAACAGAGAGGGTCGAAATATTTACGTAGACCCAAGTTTTTCACTTAATACAAGTGCGAATGATGTTGTAAGTATTGTAGGTAGTAATGGTATCGATGTAACAGTAACTACTCGACATCGACATTCATTATCGGAAGATGATAAGATAAGTATATTCGGTACTGTAAACTTTGATGGGAATTATACCGTATCAAAGGTAATTGGTTATAATACATTTAGATTCAGTGATGCAACAATTAATTCTGAGACGATTGGTAGAGTAGTTACTCGTAATTTATTCTATAGTAAATCTATAGATGACCCTAATACATTTCAATTGGTAGTTCCATACATTGGATTAGATGGAACTCGAGAATTTGAAGAAAGTGATTTTATAGTTCGAATCGAGCCTGACATCACGCCTATCACTACTACATTCAATGCGGTAAATGTTGATATATTAAATAATACATTAAAAATAAATTCACTCGATGGATTTCCTGAAGTTCGTTTGGGTCAGTCAATATCGGTCGTTATATATGGAGATGGTACAGGAACTATACCACTAGGAATTACTGAAGGTGTGGTATATGACATGTTCATTCATAATCCAGAACAATTGATTGTTAGTTTTTCTGGTATTAATATAACATCAGTCGGTTCAGGTAATTTTTCAATTCGATATGAAGGTGATAGTAGACTATATTTTGATACTAGTGTTGGTGTTAATTTAGTAGATAATACTCTTATACTAAATGGAGTTGATGGACTTGAGGTTGGTAGTAATATTTTCTTCAGAGAATTAAGTCCAAATATTATATTACCATCTCCACTTAAAACACTTAAGGCATATCAAGTATCCGAAATAGATGAACTCACTAACGAAGTTATGCTTGATGGTATTACATTAAGTGGCATTGGTAGTGGAGGTGTAACTGAGTTTTCGGTTATCGTTCCAGTATCTGGTGATAATGGTAGAGTTGATAGTATAATTATTGATAATCCACTTACTACCAATATCGATGGCTCGGGTCGTATTATTTTAAAAACATATACTGGTGATATGATTAGTAGTGGATTGTTTGGTCGATATCAAAATAATAAATTGGTAGCATTTGCTCAATATAATACCACTGCAAGTGTATGGTCAGATGATACATACCCATTATACCATAGTGGTGATTTGGTTGTATATAACGAGATACAATATAAAGTCATTCCATCATCATTACAGATTACAATTAATTCAAGTACACCGCCAGAAGAAGTAGAAAACTATCAACCCTATATGGATGAAATTATTACTCGTCCAGATATTTATATATCAAATCCATACATGTTCGGTCTATATAGAGGATATTCACAGGGATTTGATGAAACTATTGATTATACCCAATCTTATAGTCAATTAGGTTCTGAAATGTATATTCAGCAAATAGAAGACCTTGCACTTCGATATGGATTTGACCAGCGACAATGGATATTTAATCCAAGAAGAGCACCTCAGAGCAGTGTGATACGAAATGGGTTCTTAGATTTTGTTGAGAATAGCTTAGAATTATATGACCCAGTAAATAATAATAACGTTGCATTGTCGATTTCCAAAGCAAATACAGTCGAAAATAATCCATTATTTGGTGTAAATACTCCTATTATTCGTACAATTAATACACTGACTTCTGTCGGTGGTATAGTCTCAGTAGCGACTGTAGGAGTCCATGGATATAAATCGGGTAATGCAATCACTATTCAAGGTTCGGATATAACCGAAACCAATGGAAGCTTTGTAATTAGTGTTACCAGTGAAACTACATTTACATATTCTATCACAAACGTAAATCCACTTACAGCTGGGGGGACTATTACATCAATCTATCAACCTAATGTTAGTGATTTTATAAATGTGATTTCTCAGGATATCTCAAGTGAGAATGGTATCTATATTGTAATGGTAGGTACTTGGGTAAAATATGATGATAGTAAATTACTTGACCCATCGATTGTATTCTGTAAACAGAATTTATTTACTACGGGTGAATTAAATCCATCGATTGCTAGAGGTGATTTACTTGAAGTTAACCTACTTAACTTTATAGGAACTGGTATAGTTCAGGTAACCACTTCAGTACCACATGAGTATGAAGTAAATACTACATTTGAGATACGCGATGCGGTCCAAGTTGATTATAATGGTCGTTTTGAAGTTGAGATGGTAATAGATGATTATACTTTCCAATATCATATTGGCGATGCATTAACACCAACCTCTCCTGCTATAGGTAATATTACATGTCAATCCGATGTATGGTATCAATATCGAATTGGTGAAATTCAGTGGCAGAAAGTATCAAAGCTAACTGAGTCTGATTTTGAAAATGAAGATGGTACACCTCCTATTGTAATTCCATTTGATGACGGTAATAACAATGTTAATTTACTTGAGGGTATATATCCATTCACTCTTGCGAATGGTATTGTAATTAATTTTACAAATAATTTAATAGTATCCCTTGAAGACCAATTAATTGTAGCAGAGAATGGTATTTACAGAATACAGTCAGATGGTATATGGACCAGATTAGATACAAAGATGTCTATGAAAGTTCGTGATATGAGAATCAATGCATATGATAACCAAGATTTTATTGGCCTTGAATTAGATGAAGAAGCTGTTATTTACAGAACATTTACTGATACTGAGGTAAGTCAATATATTAATAGTAATATCTCAAGTAAATTAATGGTATATAAAGTAAGTTATCCATTTGTTCAAGATTTTGAGTTTATTTTTGAAAAGGTTGATGAAATAGATACTGTATCAAGTCTTGACCGTGAATATGATGCTAGACAAGATTATAATAGTGTGGTAGACACGTCGGATATGGATTCGAATTTTACTGGAATACCAGATATGGATTATCCACTCGTTGAAAAAATTGAACGAATTGCATACAATAAAGACCCACGAGTAATTGACATTGACCTTATTGGATATTTAGCTCGGTATATGGGATATGATATTACTAATTGGGTTGAAGATATTACATCAAGTCCGTATTATAATACTCCTCAAGAAGTAGAAAATGCAATTAGGCGAGCAGTTGAACAACTACCTCAGTATTATACTCTTAAATCAACAAAGAGTGGTCTAGAACTACTTTTATTAATATTTGGTATAGTCGGTGAGTTAGTTACTAAATGGACCCCTCAGGATTCTCCGTATAGTGAATTTATTCCTGATTACCAAATCAGAGGTAGAGAGTATGCTGATATGTCTGCAGGAATAAATCGTTCATATGTTCCGACTCCTCATTTTGAAATAAATGTAAATATTGCAGGAAACTTTGAAAATCAAATTCTTCAAAGTGACGGGCGACGTGTGATAGATGCAATTAAGCGATTTAAGCCAATCAACACTGTATTTGATGGCATTAAACA